CATTGATGTAGCCCATGTGTACTTGCTGAACAGGTTATCAAAGAATCCAAAGTTCTCTTCGGCTTGTGCCAAGTCTTGACCAGCCTGTTGATAATCCTTTACCAACCCAAATACTTCTTTAAGGGCGGCTTGGTCAGTCGTCAAGGTTTCTGCCGCAGTGAGATTTTCTATGTCTTTCAAGATAGCGTGTTCTTTCATCAAAATATCAAGTCTTGATTGATATGCCTTCTTGACGGTTTCATCGCTTGCTTCGGCGATTTTTCTTTGTAGGTCTTCGATACCGTATTCCATTCGGTTTGTAGCATCGGAAAGACCCTTTAGGTCGTAGTCAAGATAGGTGTCCATCATATCTTCGTACTCTTCCTTAGTGTAGTTGATTGCCTGTCCAAAGTCCATCATAGCGTCGGCCATATCGTCGGTTTTGTCTTTTCCAGCGAATAGCCAAGCAAGCAACGCTGTACCACCAATGACAAGCGCACCAAGACCCGTCATCATAATTGCAGTCTTAAGACCTTTAAGGGAAAAAGTAAGATTATTTACTCCGCCTGCGGCGGCGTTTGCTCCTATCATAAGTCCGTGTGTCTGCTTGGTCAATGCAAACATTTGAATCATCGAAGGAATCATAGCAAGATTCATCAAAATCATGCTTGCTCTTGCCGACCTTTCGCTGTCGCTGAACATACTGAATCCCATTGATACTGCGCTTAGTATTCCCGAAGTCTTCATTAGCATGGCTTGCTGTCGCATAGAAGACTGTACCGTCAAATCCTGTTGTGTTTTCACCTGTGCAAATGTTTGAGCGAATAACTTCATCTTGGGAAGAATCTGCATAATCTCTTGTTCGTTGAGATTGTACGCCGCCGCCAACTGTTGTGCGGAAATCACCATAGCGTCAACAATTGCTTTGTTTTGCTGTTCGGTGTTTGACTTCATTTTGGTAATCTCGTTGAGTCTTGTGGAAGCCGCCGCAAGAATAATCTCGCCCTGCGTCTGTCCCTTTATTTCTGTTTCCATAGCGTTTGCCAGCAAGACTCTTTTACCTTCGTCGGAAATCAATTTGCTCATCAGTTGTGACTGTTGTTGCATTTGTTGTATTTGTTGTTCTCCTAAAAATACTTCACCGGTTTTTGCGGCTTGATTTTCTTGTGTGTAAAAACCAAGCCGTTGCATTAGGATGCCACGATTCATTTCAATATCTTCCAATACCCTTGCATTTTCTATTTCGAGCATTTGCTCGGTCTTTTTCTTTGCCGCCGAGTTAGACATTACTTGGTCAACCTGTGTTATCCTCTTGAAGTGACCATCGTCAATTCTTTTTTGAGCCATTTCCTCAATGCTCATCAGTTGTATTTTGTCAAGTTGGTCTAATTTTTCTATTGTCGCTATTCTTGCGGTTTGGGTTCTTTGTGCGACTATTCTTCTTTCTGCATCAGTCAAAGCGTTTGCTGTTTGTACACGGGTTTGTTCGGTTTGTAGTGTGATAATTTTAGTCTGCAAGTCTTGCTTGCTTGTTTGGGCCTGTTTCAATTCTTCCGTTGTCAATGCTCTTGACATTTGTGCGTTTGCCGACCGCATCATCATTTCTTGATTTTCCATTGAAATTTTCCCTATGCTTATTTGGGTCAATTGTGACATTTTGGATAACTCGGCATCAAGCATATCCATAGAAATTCTTTGCATGGCGACCTGTCCACCGTATGCGCTTGACCTAACCAATTGTTCGTTGTTCATAGCACGAGCAATTTGTTGTTGGGTTCGCATCGACACATTGAGGCTCATCATGTTAAGTTGCGCTTCCACAATAGGAGCGTATAATTTTCCTAATTGTTGAGCCGTGAACATACCTTCGATTACGCCTCGATATATCTCATTTTCTTCTGCAAATTCAGCAAAGGCAAAGTTAAGGTCTGCCTGTGCTTTTGTCGCTCTAAGAACAGCGGGAGTAAAGACCGCACCAACTGCCGCCTTAGCGTTGACAAGTCTTGCTTCTTGCTCCTTCAATTGGAACGAAACATCTGCCATTTTCTTGTTTAATTCTTCTTGTGCTGTGTCGAGTTCTCCAACCGCTTGAGTGTCTAATTTGACTACACGGCGGTGGTTTTCAAACAACTTGATTGCACGAACATAGTGGTCGTTTCCAGCCATAGCCTGTGCGAGAGCCAATTTGTCAGCATCCTTGAGGTTGCCATATCGCATAGCAACATCGTTTAAAATATCTTCCATGCTACGCAATTCGCCGTTAGCACCTTTGACTTCGATACCATACCTCTTAAGAACTTCTGCGTTGTTTCCTGTGTTGGCACCAAGACGGGCATACATCATCTTGAGCGCACGACCAGCCTTTCCTTGTTCTTCACCAGCCTCAATCAAAGTGGCGGACATAGCGGCCATGTAAGCCGTCGAATCACCAGCCAATTTACCGGAAGATGCGAACTGATTCATAACATGGGTAATCTGTGACATGGTTGCCGCAGAACGGTTTTCGATTGTGTTCAGTTGGTTGAGCATCCGAATGCTGTTTGCTCGGACTACATTTGCTTTTTGCTCCGAGGTCATTCGGTCAAAGTTAGCCTTTTCCAAATCACCGTACATGAAGCCTGTCTGCTGTTGAAGCGAAATCATTTTCTTCATGGCGTCTTCTGTTTCCATGCCACCAATCATACCGAACTGCATACCAATCTCGGTAGCCGCAACAGTCGCTTTGCCACCACCAACAATGTCGGATAACTGCGCCATCTTAGCACCAGCGACAAGGGCTTGGTCACCACTAAATGCGTATGTTTCACCGAGTTCTATGATTGCTTCTGTTGCCATATCAACATCTGTAAAGTTGGCGAACTTTTCAAATTCAAGTCGGGCCGTGGCTATTTCTTGAGAAAGGGGAACTGTGCTATCAACAAGCGAATCCATTTGGTCGGAAATCAATTGGATGCTTTCGGTGATACCGGAAAGACCATCCAGCACAAGACTTTGCAGAACAGTAATTTTTGCCTGTGCGTCACCAATCAAACGGTTGGCTTGGAACGACCCGACAACATCGAAGAAAACACGGGATGCACCGGCTCGCAAAACGAGCATAGTGACCATCGCAAAAACAGCGACAATTGGTGCAAAGGAAAAAATAAGGCTTTGAATCACTCTCTCCACCTTCACTCGCTACGCTTCGCTATGGGAACGCCAAGGCTCCTTAGCATGTCCATCCCTTCACTGTCACTTAACAGTTCTCGCTGGGCCTGTCTTTGTTTGCGTCGGGCTACCATTGATTTGCCGTCAGTCTTTTTTGCCTGTTTAGTGGCTTCTGCAATCCTATCTTGCATATCCATAGCCACAAGCAAATCAAGAGTCAATAGGTCTTGACCGCCTTCGCAGTCATACTTGTCCCACAAATCCGAGGGTAGCGTACCTTTGTACGCCATGCACAGTGTTGGTGCTACTCGGAAGAATTGTCCAAAGGGATTGCACCCTCCGGGTCGTCGCCACGGACAAAGCCAAGAATCATTCGTAGTTCACTGCTTGTTAGGTTGTCGGCATCAAAATCTTTAGGGGAAATAATACTCATTGGCACCCATTCACGGATTTGGGATTCCATTCCAGCACCTTCTGTTTCGAGGGCTTCTGCAAATTGTGCTTGTTGTTCATCGGTCCAATTTGTCGGGTCAACACCAAAGTGGATATGGTCACGAAAAACCTTTGCTTGGATATTTTCGATTCGCAATTTGGACATACCACCGGCTTGTCGCACAGTGATTTTTGTTCCATCATCAAGTTCAAATTCTTTTGTTAGTACGGGCATCTTTTCTTCACTTCTCTTTCCTTTTGGGGGAATACTACTCTCATGCTATGATAGCAACAATGGTACAGGTTATGTGGTTGCTATCCTTTTTTCTCGTTGTTGAGCAATTGATGATAACATCATCGTTTGCTATTGCGGCCCGTAGAGCCGTTTGTACTGCGGCGGCAGTACCTTCAAAATGCAAAACATTTAATTTTGTTTTGTCGGGAATGGTTGTTCCACCGTTGTGTGCCAACTAAATCACCTCAAGCACTGTATGCGGCGGCTCGGTCATTCTTAACAACAATGTCCATCATCTTATTGTCAACGCTGTCGTAAAGGGCCACCAACGGTACCGAGAAGGTTTGACTGTCACGACCGGACACATTTGCGTCGGGTGCTTCAAATCGAATCTTGTAAAAGTTGAATGTCACAAGGTCAGCGGTGGACTCGTCACCGAATTGACACTTTAGTTCAACACCGCTACCGGAGAACTCAAGACCGTCTGCGGAAACCAAAGCGGTATAGGTTGGGTTGCTTGCTCCGGCTCCGGTGAATAGGATTCGGTTGAACTCAATAGTTCCGCTAATCTCACGGCGTTGTGCTGGTGGAGCGCGAACATAGGTTGGGCTACCAAGACCGCAGGCCGCATCGCCATCACGGTTAAGGGTAATGTCAAACGAAATTGACTTCACAGCATCGGTTGCTGTTGTGTCACCGTTGAAAAAGACCTTTGCATCGGAGAAGTAAAGAGCAGGCTTTGTATCGGGGAATGCGGCAGTCAATCCGCTAAGTGCGCCTTGGCTGTCTTCCGACTTACCCATGAACGATGCGCTCACAGTAGCGTATTCGTTGATTGCGGCGTTAATACCCAAAGACTCAACAACCACACCCTTGTAGTAGTGAATCTTCTCTTCACGAGCAACTGCCATTTCAAGAGAGTGTCCTGTGCCTGCTTCTGTGAAAGTGTGAGAGTAAGGTGCGCCGGAGCCTGTCACAGTGTCGGTACCCATAAGTCCGAGAAGAAGCATACCGGTAAAGTTGTCGTTAATCAAGGCCATGTTAATGTCGCCTTCCATGTACTCTTTTCCTGTGACGGACTTTGAGGAACCGTAGCGGCTCATGTCCTCACGAGTAAGCAAGTCGTAGGAATGCTTGATTGTTTCGTCGTCAACTTCACCGTAAAAGTACGATGAGGACGAGGTTGTTCCGTATGAGTCTTCTTTTCCAATCGCCACATAGCGGTTGTTCATATCTTGGATTGCCATATTAAATCACCTTCCGATGCCTTTTTCACCTTCGAGTTGATTATTAAATGTTTCATCGGTGTCGCATATTTATTCGGCGAGAATAGGTCAATGTCAGTAGATGGGTACATATTGTGACCTCATCATCTAATTTGGATTGAAGTTCTAAGTCGTACTCGTAAAGACTGTCAGTTGTTCCGTTTAGACCTGTTGTGGTGTAAAGTTCATCGAAAATCTCGCCGGTGATATTGAGGCACTGTCGGTACGCATCTTCGTATGTTGTGCCACGGCTGGTAATGTAAATAAGAACATCATACTCTTGGTCGATTCTGCCACCACCAAGAGCCGCAAATGTTGGCGAAGAAAGTCTTCGCAAAATAACATTTACGAATGGAGGCACCATCTTCGACAGCATTGTGTTTGAAATGTCGTACCCGTACTTGATTGAGCCAGCATCCAAATGAGTCTTAAGGTAAAACCTTTTGCTGTTGCGTAGTGCTTGTACTACCGAAAGACCCATGCGAATCAAAGTGTCTGTTGTCAAATCCGAAGGTGCCAACTCGTCGGGACTAAAAGCCCCTGTATCGGTAGCATAAACGCTGGCCCACTTTACATTCCCACTTCCATTTCCCCACTTGATAGTTCTTGTTCCACTGCTTGATGCGCCAGCAACGCTAAGGTACGCTGTTTCTGCGGAGTCGTCTTCGATAAGTTCTCGGAAGTATAGTCGAGCGTTTCCCGATGCGTCAAGAGTTAATCTCAAGATAAGAGGTGTTGGGTTTTCTTCAAGCATTGAAATATCCAAATCATCACTTGTCACTGTTGTTGCGCCAACCAACTGAACTTTTTGACCAAGAGCCTTAACTTCGACTTTCTTTGTTCCGTTATCAAGCGTAAGCAAAGTATGACCATCGGTAGGAGCAGTAGTGTATTGTATTCCGGCAAAAATAGTGTAGGCGTTTGTGGTTGGTTGGACATGGTATTGGCTATTTGTCACCACCCAATAATCGTCGGAAGCAGTACCATAATCATTGTTTCTTGACCAAGCACCATTGTTTGTTCCTACGGGGGCAGTAGGGTCTTCACCGTTTAGTCGGTAATTCCAAAATTCAGTCGTTGTCGCTATTGCCATATCAAAGCCTCTTTTTTAGTTCGTACTTCATTCGTGTTGGGAATCTTGCTTCAAACCTGTCTTCTGCCACAGTAAGGTAATCAATAGCAAGATAACCATAAAAATAACCTTCACCGCCATTACCGTACCAAGCAGTATTTCCGGTAGCCGAACCTATTTGGCGACCATATTGTTTCGCTCCTAATGCTGTATTGGCAAATCGAGAACGCCTTCCTTTAAATTTAAAAGGTCCGGCATCTCGACCTTCCTGTAAAGCCGCACCTATGTTGTACCTTTCTTCGTTATCGTCGGGGTCAGTATGCACACCTACGCCTATGTCGCCACTTCGACCATCCGGCCCCTTGCTTCCAAAAATAGCATTAAGTTCCACATCATCATTTTTTGATGTCACGGTTCTTTCGTAGCCAAGAGAGTTAGCGACTTCTCGTGCCTGTGGGTGCATACCCATAAATCCTCGAAGATGCTTGTATGCGTGGTCTTTGGCGGCACTAAGAGCATAACCACTTGCATACATCATAGCCTTTTCCACTGCTTCTTGAATTTCGTGAAACGCTCGGTTAAAAGAATCATTGTCAATGTTGATACTCATTCCTTTTGCGAGCG